TTGTTGTTGTTGCATTTGTTGCTGTTGCCCGCCCATGCGGCCATAACCGCCCATGCCGCCACCGCCATAACCGCCCATACGGCCATAACCGCCCATACGGCCATAACCGCCGCCCATGCCGCCCATGCCGCCGTAACCGCCGCCCATGCCGCCGTAACCGCCGCCCATGCCGCCGTAACCGCCGCCCATGCCGCCGTAGCGTCCACCAAACCCGCCGCCGCCGTAGCCGCTTGTTTGTGGCATGTAGCCTTGGCCCATTTGTTGTTGTTGCATTTGTTGCTGTTGCCCGCCCATGCCCATGCTGGCGACTGACTGCTGCCCGCCAAAAGGATTTCCGTACGGTTGATACTGGAAATTGCCGCCGTTGAAACTAGAGTTGCCCATCACGTTGCGCGACATGTCATGCGCCATCGTGTTGTACGGCCCCATTTGACCGTAATTAGGGTTGTTCGGCTCGCCCGGAACTTCCGGTGTCGCCGGTGTCGGTGTTGCCGGTGTCGCATTCTGTTGCAACTGTTGCCACGCTTGCGGGTAGCCGCCAGTGAATCCACCTGATGCGCCCATTACCGTTTACCTCCACTGATCCGCGAACTTGGCCGCGCGCCTTCCGCGTGATCAAAACCGCCAGTTATATTTACCCGAAACCGTTGATACCGCGAATTTGCCCGCACCGATACCTCACCGTTGATACCGTTCGTTGCTTTGGCCGCTGAAAAATTCAAGTTTTCTTGCAGCGTGTTGCGCGTGCCAACTTGTAACGTAATAACAGTTGACAAACCGCCCTCGATCAATGGCCGCACGCTGTTCGTTACAATTCGTTGCTGCGCACCGCTACTAATTTCCTTGGTATCAATAATCGAAGTCAGCGGCGTGCCGTCAAACGTGGCCGCTTGATGGCTCGAATTGAATGCCTGAATGTTGACAATGCCGCCAATAAATTGCGTTGAATCAACGGCGATAGAATCGGTGTCGATACCCGCCGGCAACGGTACGTCAAGAGCATCGAGCGCGAAGCCCGGCGACACAAACTCGTCAATGACTTCCGTATCGAGTTTGCCGTAACTCCACCTGTCCGCGCCCCAATTGTAAATAATCAGACGGTCATTCTGCGTCGCCGAGATCGTTGACTTAAACGCCCATATCACAAGCCGATTGATTCGATCAACCGCCGCGCGCATCGAATCGAGCGCATCGGCCCCGGCGTTTTGTTCAAACCACTTCGATACGCGGTTGTGGCTGATCGGCGTTGATTGGATGCCGTCGAACACGTAAAAGCCATCCCAACCGAAATAGAACACGTTGTTACCGGTCCATGCGACCGAGTTCGGCGCCGGTGTGCCGCGTTTGCGTTCAACCTCGTCAACCTGAAATACGATCGGCGGGCCGGCATAGTCTGCGCGGAAAATTGAATGTTCGCAGAAAATTACCGCAAACTCCCCCGGCACGATTTTCTGCACGCGGCCTGCGCGACCAAACAATTCCTGAAAATCTGATTGCGTCGCAAGGCTCGGTGTCCACAACTCGGAGTTGTTGAACCCGCACCATTGGATAAAATTTGGCCCGCGCGACGGGATATCGCCGAGCATGACAAAATCGCGAACGGTCGCAATCGTTTTTGCTTTAGGCGGCGAGCCGGGTAAATCGTCAAACTCCGTATCAGTGTTTAAGTCATAAAATTGAAGGTCATCGGCTATGCTTGCAGCGATTACCCGGTCGCCAAACTTGGTGAATTCCCAATTGCTTGCGGCATAGTCGCCGCCAACTAATCGGTTTACGCTTGTCCACGTGTCGCCGCCATCGAGGCGGTACAGATCCGTGAAATCACCCGCGAAGTTGAACACAACATTGTTATCATCCTGCGCCCAAAATGTACCTACGCAAGCCGCCGTCAACGCGTCCGTGAATGATGTAAGGCTGTTCAAACTGCGATAACTTTGTATCTGCGGAATAACATTTTCCGCGATCAACGCACCGGGGTTCATGTGCGATGGCAGATCCGGCGTCCATTCGCCAAACGGAACTGTTTGGGCTTGCGTAGTCACACTACTGCCCTCGGAGAGTTATAGGATTGTTTCGGCATCGCGCTATAGCGTTTCCGATTTTCATGCTTAACTAATTTTTCTTTCGCTTCCTCGTATTTGCCCTTAAACCGATCTTCGAGTGCATCTTCCTGAATGTACTCGGCCGCCGCACGCAACGTGCAATACAAGTACACGTTGAAATGATTTTGCAGCAACCAATTCGTATCGCCATCGGCAGTCATAGCCGCAAAGCGTTTGTAATAATTCACATCGATCGTCAACGTCGTGGACGCACTAGCCGGCGCGGCAATGACCATTTTCACACGATCATCCGGCGGTGTTCCGCCGCCGCCTTCGAGTGTGTAGAACGCGCCCGTACGGCCCGTTTGCCACGGCCCGGTTTCGCGGAGCGCCTTCGGAGTCATGTACGCGATCTTACGCACGTTGTCATCGATAAACGGGTTTCGTTCTTCTAAAAAGTCCGCCGGCAAATCTTTTTCACGGCCATCGAACACAAGACTTACAGTTGTTTCCTGCACAACGCAGCGGAGATCAACCGCAATCTCCGCTTCCGCCAGTAGCAGGATCGTTGAAAATTCGGAATTACTTACGGCAACATCGTCGCGGAGCAACCATGAATCAACGCTTTGTTTGAGAATGAGCAGCGTAGTCATAACTTTTTACCAAACGCGCTGCGCTGATTCCCGGTACGGAAATTACAATAATCGCGGCTGTTGAGTTTGATAACCTCAAACGTAGGCCACGTGTAAACGTCACGGTAATGCTCGCGCCATTCCTTTTTCCACGCTGTCCACGTGTTAATTGGAACCCGCGATGCGTGCTGAAAATTGGATTTACGTTGATGCAAACTGCGCAGACGCGCGTTGCTATCGAGAATTTCCTTCTCGACAAGCGTAGGTGTGAACTCGATCAGCGTTAATTCATCGCCGTCGTGATCAATATCCGCGTAGTGCTGAACACCCGTCGGTGAAACGTCAAGTAGGAACCTCTGAGCCACGTTCTGCCGCCTGTAATGCAGCCCTGCGCGCAGCACGAGGATTCACCGGCGGTATTCCTAAAGCCGCAGGCGGATCATCGGATGGCTCGGGCTGTTTGTCATCAACGGGCGATCCACTTTTCAGCGGCGTGTCTGACGTTTCAGCTAAACGTGCCGCTACTGCGACACGCGCCTTGTCGATCTCGATATCTTCATCCGGGCCACGGCTCTTAAACGTCGGGGAAGTTAGCTTTGCTTCGCGTTCGGTGTCGAAATCAATCGGCCGCGTTACCGCGTCGAGCGTCATTTCGACTTTGCCCGTACCCCACATGGCGTCGAGCAATCCCTTACCATCGTACATGCCCGATTCAAAATCTTCGGGTACATCGATGACTTCGCCCGGTTGCAACTTTCGTCGCACCGGGCCGCCGCCCATGAAAAGGCCGGCGGTAGCAATTTTATCTTCCAGTTGTTTAATTTTTAGTCGTGGCATCGGTTTGCTCCTGCGGGATTGAATCGGCCGGCCGAAGCCGGCCGATTGCCTCCGCGTGTGGTTACTTTATGCAACCATCGCTGTCGTTTCGTCAATGTCTGCAATGACACCGCTGGCGGCCTCATTGTGTGACACTAAACCCCAATCGACGAGTATATGCCTACGTTCGGCATCGCCGATCTTCGCAATGGTTTCCGTCTTGTAGCCGTCGAGATACGCGATCTCCCAATACTCGGTGTCGAGTACCCAACCGTCACGTTCCCTCTGGAAACGATTTGGCACGATATCGATAACCGTGAAATCGGACACGTAAACATCAACAGCGCCCACCACTGAGATACCGCCTTTGTTCGTCGGACCTTGATCTTGGAACTGCGTTGAAATGCGGGCAGCCGCAGTAAACATGTAATTACTGAATCGCTGCTTAACAGTCGGGCCGACCATAAACATGTTCGGATTCCCGCCCTGCACATACGCATCTTTCAACACCGTTAAAAGATTAGTTTCCGTCAGAGCCGCTTGAGTACCATCGGTTGCCGCAGTTGTCGGCTCGCCGAAAGTGGTGTTGGACAATGCAGGATCAGCACCGAGCGCCCCGCGAGCGGAGTTAGTTGCAATCCATGCACCAAGGCCGGCGGACAGCGATGCAGTCGTAGAGTTGCCCTGCAACGTGGCCTGATTGAGACACGCAATTGCTTCTACGTCACGCCTCAATTCCTTGCCTTTTTTAGCGATTTGGTAGGCCAATTCTGATTTTCTTCCTGCTTTGTTGACGATATTTGCTCGCCTTGACACCGCAAGATACTTGATCGAGATTTGCGCAAACACGCCGATGCGTTGCGCCTCGTCAGAACTGTCCGTTCCAAAATCGGCTCCGTCGATAGCAGCATTACTCGTGTCCACGGCGGCAAGTTCATCGATCTGCCACTCGTGTAACGTGTTGGACATGTCGCCACGCCCTGCATTTGCTTGCAACGGAACCTCTGTCGGGCTGATGTTATAGATTACATCGGTAAGATCCTCGCGAGCGTTATCGCCCGACGTTGCGAGATCGAACCGGTCAAAGTTTGCTGTACTCATTTTCTGCTACCTCAAATCATTGTTTCGATTAGCCGTGCAGCATCACCGAGTTTGCCGGATTTACGGGCCTTGTCTCTCAACGACGTAACATTGTCGCGTTTGATGCGAGGCTTGCCACGTTGCTTACCCGGTTTCGTCAGCCTTGGAATATCCTTTTTGACTCGCTTAACGGTGTCACCGGCTTGCTCTTTAAGCAAACGCAATTCGGCAACCTCAGATCGCAAGCCCGAAAGTTCGATCGCTCCTTTAATAACACGGTGATCGAAAACTTCGGATATTTCTGGGACTGAGTATCCAAGTGTTGATAAGAGATCGCGGGCCGTCGCTCGATGCGACTTACCAAAATCCGGTATCGATTCGAGCAGAGCCGTTTCCTCACGCGCACGCAATTGTGCTTTGTTGTTATAAGAAAACTGCTCATACGCTTGTGCTGCTTGAATGCGAGCGTTGCGTAAACCTCCAAGTCGCTGACCAATCTCATCGCGTCGAGCCGTCCATTCTGCGGGGTCGCTCTCGCGGAGTTCGGTCAAACGTGGATCATTGAGTTCGGCGGCTACGATATTTTCCGCAGCTTGTAACTGCGCAGACAGAAAATGATTCTGCTGTTCGTAACCTTGGTGCCGACCAAAAAGATCCTGTTCTGCTTGTTGGCGGTCATTTGCAAGTTTCGCGGTACTCCTACGGTAATCGGCATCTTTTTGGTAGCCCTTTTCCAATTCTTGAAGCGTGACCGTGATTTCCTCGTCCGCCGCGTTAAAGGAATGCGTTACTGCCGCCTTGAAATCGTCAATAGACATTTCAAGTGCTTCTGCAAACCCCTGCAACGTGTCGATATCCTCGCCGGTTTCTCCAACCTCGGGTGTGGCGTCATCACTTGCCGATGCTGCTAGATCCTCGTCGGTGTCACCGGTAGCGGTGTCCGCGTCTGAATCATCGCTTGCTGCTGGTATGTCGAGTGTTTCATCGTCATCGGGTGTAGCTGTATCGTCGCTACTTTCCTCGGCCGCCGCAGCTTTTTTGAAACGGCCTCGGGTATCACGATCAGAGGATTGTGCGCGAGTATCGTCAGCTTCCACGTAATCAGGATGCCCACGACTGATTTGCTCGGGATTCGGATTGTAATGTCCGTCATCGTCGAGCAAACCTTCGATTTGCCGCGCAACCGTTCGCATATCCGAGCCTTCCTTGCCCTGTGAAGGGGTCGGAGATTGTCGGTCTACTTCCTCGGCATTGCCTGCCATTATTCGCTATCCCCTTGCGGTGCGACGGGCCTAAACCCGGCTTCCCGCAATGTTTGACCTTGAACGCAAGCCGTGATTGCAAGGCGGATACTTTTCAGACTCCGCAATGACCTACAAACTTCGCGTTCAAAATCTTCCAGTTCGGGGCTGCCGTCTGCTTTCATTTGTTCTAGCTCGCGAACAAGCCCTTCTCTGACTAACTCAACGCCCCGTACAAAAGCAGGATCGTCGAGCAGTCGTTGCGCATCATTCGCATTTACCTCGGGCGACTCGCGCTTCGAGGTTTTGCGAACGTGCGCGTTACCGGTGTCGGCTTTTTGCCGGTCGGCCATTAACTGCCTTTGAAACGGTCAGCGTCGCACATCGTATCTTTGTTACCTTTCGGATTTTTCCGACCGGTATCGCCTATCGCCTTGCCGACGTTGCCCGTCTTATCTTCCATCGGGGCTTTTTTCGACATGGATTTTGTCGTGCCGCCAAACTTTCCGTTACCGTGGCTATAACCTTGACCTTCCATTTAGATATCCTCTTAATCGATCGTCAGTTCGCCGCAAGCGTACACCATGCGGCCCATAGCGGCTAGTGTCATTTACTGGCTCTAACCCGCATTTGTCGTGTGCCACCGTTGCCGTCATCAATCTCAACCGAGAAGGTTCGCGGTCGGTTCGGCACAGTTATCTTGATATTCGCTATCGTGTCTTGCAAACTTTCAATCGTGGTGTGCTGCTCGTCCACGATATGCCGCAACTGACCAACAGCCTCAGATAACTTGCTGAGTTCATTGGAAATCGGCCCGAAATTCACCGGCGGCACCATGATCGGCGGTATTTTGATTTCAGGAACAACGATTTTCGGGGCATTAACCCGTACCTGCGGCGTCCGCACGCGTACTCGCGGCACCATCGGCTTGCTCAATCGCTCTCTATTCGTCGGCATCGTCAGAATCCTCGTTATTCTCAAACTCGATATCGAGATCGCCGTCCTCGCCGCCGCCCGGTGTATTCAACTCGCCACCTTCCGAAATCATTTTCAGCGCCGTTTGGAAGGTGTCGCTTGCCTCAACGGCGGTTGCGGCAGCATCGGCCATTGCCTTGTCTGACTGTGATTTCTTGAGTTCGGTATCGGCCTCGATGTTTCTAATCTTCGCATCAACTTCGCCGGCCTGCATTGCACCGTTCTGTTTCAACTCGATTTCTTTCAACGCCAGTTCACGCATTTTAAGTTTCGTTTGAACTTGCGATTCTGCCGCCTGCGCTTGTGACTTCGCCGCATCGGCTTGTAATTTCGCGCCCTCAGTCTGGAATTTGAACTGCGCTTCCTGCCCCTTACGCTCCTGTTCTTTGCCGAGCGCATCGGCCTGCGCCTGCGCCAGAATCAAATTCGGATCAGGCGGCGGCGGTGGCGGTTGAAACTCGGGCGACTCGGGATCAGTAAAGTACGATCGAACATCGCCGAGGCCGCTTGCATTGATCAGTTTTTCAAATGAATGGTAAATCTTTTTCGGATCGGCCATGCCCTGCCCGGCCGCTTCCTTTTGCATCGTGATCATTTGCACAATCATGCCCATAAGTTGCGTCTTGGTATTAAAACCAAGTCCAACCTCAACCGACATGTCGGTACGTTCACGCCAGCCCTGCGGGTCAACATCAACCCATTTACCGCGCAGCTTGATTGTCTTTTCGATATCCCAATGCGACCGTAACAGTTGATGCACTTTCATCATTAACTGCCGGTAGCCGGTTTCGGCAAAGATACGCACAAGCATTTCGATACGCTGGCTGGCGCGATCGATAGCGTTGTTAAACACTTCCTGCCGCACTTCCTGCAAGTCATTCGGGGCAACACCGGCCTCTGGTGTGACACCAGTACGCGCCGCGCGCTGCTCGGTGAAATGCTGAATAACCGGCAACAGTTCGCCGACTATTGATGGCGTCTGATCGGGGAACACCGCCGCTTGCGCTGGCCCGCGCACCGGCACAAATTCAGCTTGCGTGTTTAGCAACGCTTCCATTGTGGAGCCATCTTCGGTCAGTGAATCCTCGGAAAAGTATTTTTTGCGAATGTTGATCTTGTAAATGTTGTCGAGCAATTGTCGCGTCAGCACCGATCCAAGGATTTGCAAATCCTTCATAATATCGACGTAGCTCATACCGGTGTGCTTGTGCTGCATTAGAATCGCCGACATGGCGACCATCGGTTGATAGTTGGTTTCCTCGTTGTCGAATACAACGTCGCCAATCAACGTAACTTGCCGATGCTGCGCAGTACCTACGCCGGTAAAATCAAACCACGCGTAACATTCGTGAACCCAAAACGTACGCATTGACGGATCATCCTCGTCCTCTGCGTCTGGATCTTCATCCTCGTAAAACAGCCGATTGGTGCGCTCGTCATTCCATTGGTAATCTTCGCCAAGCCCAACCTGATCGAGTTCGTCGGGATCGTAACCCTCGTTGACAAGCTGCGTGTACGACTTGCGCACGCGATGACAAACGAAATCCGCCTCGTCGAGATTCAGACTTGTGCAGTCGTTATCAACTAAGCATTCCTCGGGCGGCACTGGAACAATGCGTAGCTCGGTAACTTGCTTCGTGGTTCGGATTTTGAGATCGAAAACTTCGAGCGGCACAAAACCCGGCGCAGGTTCAGCGCCTTCCGCTAACGGCATCGGCCCCGGCGGCGGTCCCTGCGGCGGCATCGGCCCCATCGATGGCGGCATTTGTGGTCCCGGTGGCGGGCCGCCCGGCCCCGGCGGTGGACCGCCCGGCCCCGGTGGCGGGCCGCCCATTCCCGGTGGCGGGCCTTCCATTCCCGGCGGTGGCATTGGCGGCATTGGCGGCATCGGTGGTGCAGGAATTTGTATCATGCGCGACCGTTGCTCGATAATCTCGACTTCGGAATCTTGGTCAAGTTGCGCGACGCCAAACTCATTAACGCCGGTTACAACACCAACGTCGGTGTGCGAGGCTTCATTCATGTATGCCTTGATGTATCCATTCGGGTACATCAATGCGTCTTTCATCCAATGGTGGAGCGACAAAAATCCGCCCTCGCCGTTATTGTTCGCGCGCATTACAAAGTAATTGGTAATGTCGGTTTCTTGCTTTGCCCCTTCCTCGTCCTCGGGGCCGGCCGGCTCAAAGCTAACTACCTTGTCGCCGGACAGGAACACGCGCAGTACCGACGGCAAAACCCATTCAACGCATTCCAGCACTTCACGCGTGACAAACTTCGAGTAGCCTTCGCGCTCGTCGCCGTATTCATCGCCGATGTAATAAGCTAAATTTTCTTGGCGGACGGACGATAAATCGCCATCCTCGTCATTCATTGCCTGTTGGATTTTGCGCCCGAGGAAACCGACAATCTGCGATTCGGACATTTCCTGCCCATCTTCGCGACTGGAATACTTCGGGTTATTGTCGCGCCGACGCGTATGCCCGCCGCCCTTTTGGAGCGATGATTGCGTGCCGCGATTGTATGTGCCGCCTGTCGTTGCCATAGCTTAAACCACGTGATCGGTAGTCGGATTGGTCAGTGTGCCACGGCGAGATTGATCCCGAGCATACTTCCTGCTGCCGGCGCCGTCCATTCCGAATTGTGCCTGTTGGTCGCGAAAACTGTTGCCGGCACTCCGATAACCCTGCGCACATTGCCGGAAAGCGTCTGAACCGTGGTTCGGCCAGCCCGGCGCAACCGTCTTACGGGCGATCTTGTTGAGATCATCCCAACCCCATTCGTAGGCCGCCAGCGCGCGTATTCCTTGCTCGCAACCTTCCTCGTCAAACCGAGACTTAGCGAACATTCTGCGCGTTAATTCTATGGCGTCATTGAGTACCTTGCACCGCGCCACGACGGTAATTGGGCTAACGCCGGCCTCATTCAAAATCATACGCCGCGATCGGTTGCCAACCGATGACAAATCCGTAACGTCAACATCATGCGGCAAATAGTGCGTGCCGTAGAAAATGCCAAGTTCCTGTTTAACCTCGATCAGATCCGCCGCGTAATCAGCCAATTCTTTTAACCGGCCCTCGAAATAGTAAATAAAGTTGTACCACGGCCCATCTTCCTGCATTAGCCAAATCGCGGTCGAGTCATTTCGACCGAGATCCCAAAACGTGTGAACGGGTTTGCCTTTCATAATGGGCAACTTGCAAATCCGTTTATCTTCGCGCGCTTTGCGCATGACCGTGCCGTAAATGGCAACTTCGTTGCTGCGCTCGAATGCTTCCGTCCACACCGACGGAAACTCCTGTTTCATCTTGTCGCCCTGCTCGGCGTGCTTTTTCACGTACCACGATTTTTGTGCGTCGTTTAATTCAATTTTGTGTTCAGCACGTAATTCCTGAAAATACGCCGACAACTTATCGGGAATTTCGACTTTTTCATGCAACACGTAATCGGGATGGCTCCACCACTCGAAAAAGAAAAATTTGTAGTCCATCAATGTAAATTCGGTTTGGCCGTTTTTAACGGCCTGCGTCATGTCCTGCGTCGAGCGGCACATGTCGTAAAATTCGCCGAATGGCCCCTCGGCGGTAGATTCAATGAAAACCATTTGACCGGGCGCGACCGTGTTCAGCGTGCCGGTGATTACTTCCGCCGCCTTATCGGGGAACTTGGCGCACATTTTGCCAAACTCGGATATGTGTATGTACTGGTACGTTCCCGAGCGCATCGATGTACCGACGCGGATCATCGAGCCGTTAGAAAATTTCAGCGCGCGCGTGGTGTTGGTGTCCGCGCGGCGCAGCTTGCGAAGATCCTCGGGCAAATTATCGTATGCAAACTTGATCTTGTCGGCGAAAAACGCCTCGGCATCTTCCTTGTTGTGCGCCACGACGCCGGCATTCTGATTGTCGTTAAACAGGCACCGGTCAAGCATGAAAATCTGAATCATCGTGGTCATGCCCAACTGTCGCGCTTTCAGAATGCAATTCAGATAGTGCATGTTCTGGTACAACGCGTACTGCGCCCAATTTGGTTTGAGCGTAATGACTTCGCCGGTCTTATCTTTTATTTTGTAAAGATGATTCAGCCGCCACCACGGATCTGAAAGCCGGCGTTGTTGGAGTGGGTCACTCATTGACAGGTTTCGGCAATCCTTTGTCGCGGTTAGCCGCAGCTTTTAGCAACTCGGCAAGATCGCCGGTCACATCGAGATCAATTTCCTTGCGTTCGCCATAAATTCTCGGCACGAGGCGCGCAGCAAGCCACTTGCGCGTATCGATGCGCACTCGACTGCGTTGGATTGCTTCATTATTCGGTTTAAGCCCGGTGACATTGCCATTTTTATCGTAAACATTTTCCCAATCATTCGTCGTGTCATCGGCAATTTCAATGATCTCGTCAATGCGAACTTCCGCCTGCACGCGGCGGGCAAAGTAATACATTTCGCGGAAGTCAGCCAATTGCGGATCGGCCAGCCAACGCGTTACCGCCCGACTGCTCGGCATACGTGGATCTTCGCAAATCTTCGCCATCGACTCGCCCAACATCAAACGCTCGCAAATCTTGCGCGCGATCGTGTCCGCGTACTTACTGTTCGGTATGCGAAACTGCGTGCCTTCCGGGCTGCGAAACGTGGTCGGCGCCGGGATTGTGACTGCCGGGCTATTCCCCATTCTTTACCTCGTTACGCGCGACACCGAGCCGCTTTTCGTAAGTCCGCAAGCCGCCGAGGCCAAGCATACCGAGCAGGATTGTGGTCAGTTCGCCGGTGTCCAACGTGGGCATATCTTTCAAGTCAACGTCAAACAGGAATGCAACCCACGCAAGTATTGGTTGCAAAATAAAATTCCACGCTAACGCACTACCGCAGATCCAACCGATCGCCGGCCGCCAGCCGGCAACAAAGATGCTCGCGTGCTTCGCCTCTATTTTGTTGATTTCGAGTTGCCCTTGCACAAGGCCGGTCATCGCCATAAGCATTTGACCCTCGAATTGTTCTTTCGCTTCGGAGCGTTTATTTTTGTCCGGTATGAACCGCAACACGCCATCCATGATCGGGCCGAGCGCGCCCTTGATTAGTCCTGCTAACATTATCCTAACTCCACGTGGCCCCAATCCATTAGGGTTTGATCTTTGGTTGAACCGTCGCCATCCCAATCCCCGCCCCAACGTAGTTCTACGCCGAGATCGGATGCAGCGGCAAGAAAACAACCGGCGATTGCTGCGAAGATATGCGTATCATCCCACGGAACTTTACCGTTAATCCAAGGCCCGAAATCAATTGCGTCAGACGCCGGCGATTTCGGGTCATTCATTCGGTAAGCGTTGTGTCTGGAATCAGGCCAGCGTTTCCTGCTGGCACCGGAATCGAACAACGCGTTCTGTACTTCCTCGCCACGCCAACCGTGGATGATCGTGAAATCGTACGGCGATAGTTCCAATGCTTTGATGGCAACCAGTTGCATATCGGGATGGCAAGTATTCAACTTTGCCATTGAGCCGCTACCAAAGGCGTGTTCAGTCGCCATTGTTAGCGCAATGCTCCCCGTCATCTTCGATACATTCAATGAAATCTTCTTTATCATTGATGCGCTTTTCGAGTTTTGCACGGCGCGATTCTTCCTCGGCGCGTGCTTCCTCTAAGCGCAAAATTTCTTCCTCGTTCCAATCTACATCACGGTCGCGGCTGATTTCCAATTCACTCGCGCGTACTGCACCTTCGAGAATGCGAATGTTTTTGTTTACCTCGTCGATATTGTTTTCTAGATCCGCAATCTCGTCTTTTTCCTCGTACACAATGTAATCTTTTTGCTGCACGTAGCGGTCATCCCCCTCGGCGAGTGTAAGGATGATTGGATCGGCAAATTCAGATATCGCAACGCCAATAATGCCTAAGCCGATCAGCGCAGCGGTGACACTGCCAACAGTTTTCGCTAGGTTCACAATCCGTTTGGCAGGCATGATAAAACCCCCAAAATTACTAAGACCCACAACACCGCCGACATAAGCAGCGCGTTGCGTACTCCGATCCAAAGGTCACGATTCACTGCCCGCCTCAAGTTTGCCGGCCATTTTGGCAACTACGCGACTCACGCCGTCAAGTTGTGTTGTCATTGACCTGTGATCTTCCTTTAACGCGAAAACCTGTACTTCGAGTTTCGCGATCTGCACCTTGATACCTACATACCCGGCCGCGAATGCTGTAAGGATAATGGCAGATTGTCCAAGGAAAAATACCATCGTTTCGTTCATTCGTAGTGATCCTCGATTATCATCACGGCGAGGATTGCTAATTCGGCGTCATCGTACACGGATTGATCTTCGGTATCATCTTGTTCCAGTTGTTTTTTACGCGATGGCGGCACATACGCACCGTGCGGAGCGCCTTGCTTTCCCTCGTCAACGACACCGCCCGCGTCTGCAACGCCGGCCGCAGTTGGTAACGGTATTGACGGCGCGCCATTAGCAAAGCGAGTTAAAGCAGTTGTGCCGGCAGCAACCGGCAACGGAATTTCCGGCGCACCGTCAGCTTTGAACGGCACATTTGCTACGCCGGATGCAGTTGGCAGCGGAATTTCTGGCGCGCCAGTTGCTTTACGCGTTAAAGCGGTTGTGCCACTTGCCGTCGGAATCAGAATTACCGGGGCGCCGGTCGCCGTGTTTTTAACTTCGGCCGTACCGGCAGCGGTAGGAATCAGAATTTCTGGCGCGCCGGTCGCGGTATTGCTAATCTCGGCGGTGCCGGCGGCCGTCGGCAACGGCATAGTGGGAGCGCCCGTGGCCGTGCGATCAACCGCTGTCGTGCCGGCCGCTGTCGGTAACGGGATTGATGGCGCACCATCGGCAGAGACTTGACCAACAATCCGCGCGTCACCGTCTGCTGTCGGTAGCGGGATTTCCGGCGCACCATTCGCTTTACGCGTTAATGCTGTCGTGCCGGCAGCAACAGGCAACGTAATTTCAGGCGCGCCAGTTGCCTTGCGAGTTAAATCAGTTGTACCCGCTCCGAGCGTCAATGGGATCGACGGCGCGCCGGTAGCCTTGTTTAGAACAACGGCGGCGCCGCTCGCGGTCGGTAACGGGATCTCAGGCGCGCCTGTCGCGGTATTAAGGATCTCGGCTGCGCCGGCCGCAGTTGGAAGTGGAATTGACGGCGCGCCAGTTGCGAAGCGAGTTAAATCAGTCGTACCGGCCGCCGTTGGCAACGGTATCGACGGCGCACCGTCAGACTTGAATGGAACTTTGGCCGTGCCGGCGGCAGTTGGTAATGGGATCTCGGGCGCACCGGTCGCCGTGTTGGTAATTTCTGCGGCGCCGGCCGCTGTCGGTATCAAAATGACCGGCGCACCGGTCGCTGTCTTTTTGACCTCTGCGGCACCGCTCGCAGTCGGTATCAGTATTTCAGGCGCACCGGTTGCGGTGTTTAATACCTCGGCGGCGCCGGCGGCAACCGGTATCAGAATGACCGGCGCACCACTGGCCTTGCGAGTTAAAGCAGTCGTACCGGCAGCCGTCGGCAATGGGATTAACGGCGCACCCGTCGCCGTGTTAATTACTTCGGCGGCACCTGCCGCCGTGGGCAACGGGATACTAGGCGAGCCGTTGGCCGTGTGCAGAACAACGACCGATGCAGTACCGGCAGCGGTCGGTAACGGGATTAACGGCGCGCCGGTGGCGGTATTGATAACCTCGGCAGCGCCGGCTGCGAGGATCGTCGCAATGACTACCGCGCCGGTCGCTGTCTTGATAACTTCGGCGGCACCGCTGGCGGTCGGAATCAGGATAACGGGCGAGCCGTCAGCGGTGTGCGTGGTGCCGCCGGGTTCGTAGCGAATGTGAATGACGCCATGTGTTCCCGCAGCACCGGCAGCCGAGTTATCGCCACGACCAGCCATGCCGCCGCCACCGCCGCCGCCAGCACCCCACTGACCGCCGGTTGCACCCGTTCCAGCACCGCCGCCGTTGTTGGCATCTTCGCCGCCGCCACCGCCACCGCCACCGCCCGCACCTACTGAGGTCGGCCAAACTGTACCGTTGCCACCAACACCACCGTTGCCGCCGTTCTGTGCGCCAGCAGAACCGCCCGCACCACCACTTGCCGCGCCGCCAGCACCACCGCCGCCACCGGCCCCGCCAGTTTCACCCGACTGATTCGCGCCGTTCGATCCTGCAACACCGACCGCCGTGGTGCCGCCCGCACCACCCGCACCCGCGCCACCGCCGCCGCCTTCACGATCACCGCCGCCAGAGCCGCCTGTACCGCCTGTGCCGCCGTTAAAATTGGTCGCACCTGTGCCACCCGTACCGCCGACACCGCCTGCACCGCCCGGCGGGGTTGAGCCAGCTTCCGAGCCGCCATTGCCCAACTTACCGCCAATAGCATTGACGATAGAAGTCGCGCCCCAAAACGTGTTGGTGCCGTCGCCGCCGTTACCACCACTTGCAGCACCGGCCGCACCGGCCGCGCCGATCTGTATGGTTCGAGTACCGGACGAGGCTAAATTGGCCCCGGCACGAAATTCACCGCCGCCGCCCGCACCGCCACCGCCACCGGCTACGTCGTTGCCATCGTCGTGTTCGTCGCCACCACCGCCGCCACCGCCCGCGCCGCCAATACAATGCACATCGTTATCGGCCGCGTTCCAATCACCGGGAGTTGCCCAAGTCGTACCGGAGAGAATGATAATGTCAGTCATTGATCATTCTCGGTTGGCGTTAAGCCGGTAGAGTCAGTAACGAATTTTTGCACCGCTGCTGAGTCGAATGACTTTACGGTTTCAAAGCGCAATTCCAAGCGCAAAGATGCTTCGTCCACACCCGGCAAAAAGGCCAGTGCAAGCTGATCGTCCGTGCGCAATTCGTCAAAGACAACCCGCCGCACTCGGCCCGTCTGCGAGGCGTAGAAAACCAGAGACATAGGACGCCCCTAGTTGGTTTTATGGACCGGTCGGTACAGTAATCGTGAACGTGGTCAGTTCAACCGTATCGGTCGCGCCGATAACCGTGGAACTGATAATGATATCCGTTCCCGATGTACCAACGGTGCCTTCCAGTTGCTTGCCGGATTGGCTCACGTTAATAAAGATCGAAAACTGAACCGTGGTGCCACCCGTCGCATTCGTATCCGAACGCGGCTGTCCGGTCATGGTGATAACGCCTGCCGATGATGCGCCAAATGCGTTAGTCGCGTCGAGTATGATTGTTGCGACCTCTACATCACCGGACGTTTCAAACACCAGTTCCGGCGCGGTGCCCGAGTTAATCTGGTTGTCGATCTCGTTAGCGAGTGCGTCGCGCATCGCTGTTTGCA